TCGTGGACGTCAACAAATAGCGGTAACGACGCACTAGCTACGGCGGCGGATATTGATGAAGAAACAATAACCGGCACAGGCTCACAAACTGCGACAAGTGCGACATTAACCAAAGGCACTAAGGTTTATACCTTAACGCTTGGCGTGTCGGGTTCGGGTGCTGACCTTATCGTATCGACGACTAACTTTATCGCGGGCGAAAAGTCAAATGTTAACAGCTTAATTGTGACTGTAAGAGCTAGCTAATGGACGTAATCGAAAGACGCGCGCAGGTAAATAAAGCCGATGCTTTTAAAGCTGAAGTATCGCTGTGGCTAGGTGATGAAGCAATATCAACGTCTAGTATAGTTACTGATGCATTACTGACTGTTAGCGCGACCACAAACGACGCTACAGGTGTAAACTTTATTGCAAGCGGTGATGCGGTAGGCTTATCGGTGGTTAAGATTACAGTGAACACGGCTACTCGGTCACGTTGTTTTGATGTAGGAATTAAAGTGGTGCAGGGGTGTTAATATGGCAGTAGTAAACAAAGGGTACGCGGGATTTGTAACGACTTACAACGCTGATACGCTAAGCAATGCGGTGCATTACGTGGGCGGTCTATACGCAGAGCTAGGACAAGAGGTGCCAACTACGGCAGGGCTCGCAAGATACTTAAAATGCTGTCGGGCAACGCTTAACGCATGGCGCAAAGTTCACCCGCCGTTTAATGACATCATGGAAGAAATGAGCGCCGAGCAAGAGCTAAAACTAATCAACGGCGGGTTAAGTAGCAAGTACAATTATGCTATAACTAAGCTTATGTTAGCGCGTCATGGGTATCATGATAAAGTGGACAGCGACCTAACTAGCGGCGGCGAAACTATAACGAAAATACAAATAGTGGCACTAGATGACAGTAGCGCAGATAAGACTACCACCTAAGCTAATACCAGTATTCGCCAAGCCAAGAGGCGCGTTAAGATTTCGCGGGGCATATGGTGGACGAGGTAGCGGCAAAAGTTACTCGTTTGCGCTCATGGCGGCGGTATGGGGTTATTGTGAGCCTATGCGTATATTGTGTACAAGAGAACTGCAGGTAAGCATAAAAGAATCAATGTTTGCAGAGCTTGCCAATGCGATTAAATCATTACCCTGGTTAAATGCTCATTATGAAGTTGGCGAAAGTTTTATACGTGGCAAGAATGGCACCGAGTTTGTATTTAAAGGGCTTAGGCACAACATATCAAGCATTAAATCAATGGCGCAGATAGACCTTTGCATTATTGAAGAGGCCGAAGATATGCCCGCGCATAGCTGGATAGATTTAGAGCCTACGGTAAGAGCGCCGCGCTCTGAGATTTGGATTATATACAATCCCAAAGTTGAGAACAGCACAGCCGACCGTATATGCAGAAAGCAAGTTAGCCCGCGCGCTCACTTTGTGCAGATGAATCATTACGATAACCCTATGCTGCCAGAAGTTTTAAAAGAGCAGCGTATTACAGCACAAGAGCGCATGGACGCGAATATGTACGCATGGATTTGGGAAGGCGCGTATCTTACTAACAGTGAAGCGCAAGTGTTTGCGGGTAAAGTTAAGATTGAAAGCTTTGAACCAAGCCAAGACTGGCAAGTGTTGCATGGGATGGACTTTGGGTTCAGCCAAGACCCGACAACCGCCAACCGATGTTATGTGGCCAACGGTAATTTATACATAAGCCATGAGGCGAACAAAGTAGGGTTAGAGCTTGACGACACAAGCCACTTTATAAAATCCAATATACCAGGCATTGAAAATTATGTGATTCGCGCGGATTGTGCAAGGCCAGAATCGATTAGTTATTTAAAGCGCAATGGATTACCTAATATACAATCAGTCAAGAAATGGGCCGGCAGTGTTGAAGATGGTGTGCAGCATATGCGTAGTTACAAAAATATAATTGTGCATCCGAGATGTGAGCTCACAATAGAAGAGTTTAGGCTTTACAGCTACAAGGTTGACCGTATTACAGGCGATATACTACCAACAATTGTAGACGATAATAATCATCATATGGACGGCATACGATACGCATTACAGCCGTTAATTAAACAAACTAACTTTATAATGGCGTGCTAATAATGGGTAGAAAATCAGAATTACGAGCGATGCGAAAGAAGGCCCGAAACGCAACAGAAGGGCTTGAACTTGTTAACCACCGCTTTACTAACGCACGTACTAAGACACTAGGCGAATGTACTAAAGGCGCTTACAAAGCAATTAAAAGGGGCAAGGTTAATGTTCGGACTGTTTAAGAAGAAAATCAAACTTGATACAAAGGTCGAATCATACCCTTTTGAATTAAAGTCTTTTACGTTGCCACAGCTTACGGCTAACTGGCGATTATACGGCCAAGGTCAAAACAATTGGGATGCAAAAAAAGCTGTTACGGAAGGCTATCAATCAAGCGCCGTTGTATATGCGTGTGTCGAAAAGCGTGCTAAGTTGATTGCAAGCGTACCGTGGTATGTAAAAATCGGTGACAATGAAGCACCTGATGATCATCCGCTATCAAGATTATTAAAACGCCCTAATTCGGATCAAAGCCTGTATGAGTTTATGTACTCACTAAGCCAGACTTTAGACTTAACCGGAAATTGCTTTATGACTGAGGTTAGAGCAGGCTCGGCAAATAAGCCGGTGCAACTATGGCAAATAGAAACCGACCGAGTAAAAATACACCGCGGCAATATTAACCTTGTTGATAACTATAGCTACAACGGCGAATCAGGTAAGGCAGATATTCCCACAGCAGACATGATACAGATTAGAATGCCTAACCCACAGTCGCCAGTTTGGGGTATGCCTGTATTGATGGGCGCGTCAATTGCTACTGATGTTGATAGAGAAGCGGGCGCGTTTCAAAAGGTAAGTTTTCAGAATCGCGGACTTAGTGATATAAGCGTAAAGATGCCAGAAGGAGCTACACAAGCGCAAGCGGACGCAACACGCGACGCGCTAAAAAAAAGACAACAAGGCCCAGCCAATGCTCGCGCACCGATTGTTACAAATGGCGAAGTTTCACAACTTAATCAGACAGCCGCAGAGATGGATTTTGTTAATTCACGTAAGAGCGTATGGACTGAAATAGCCGCGGCCTTTGGTGTGCCATTATCTGCAATAGGTTTTACTGAAAATGTAAACCTTGCTAATGCTGATGCGATGAATAAACAGCTATGGGAAGCCACAATAATTCCACAGCTTGACTTGATAACTCAGCAGCTTAACAGTCAGCTTGCCGTTGAATTTGGCGACAATGTAGAGATATGTTACGACCTATCAAACATTACCGCATTGCAAGAGGCTTACGATAAAAAGTTAGAAAACGCGAGAAAGTTATTTGATATGGGTGTGCCTTTTGATGTTATTAACGAGCGCCTAGAATTAGGCTTTGAAGCGTTCGCTGGCAGTGATGTGGGTTATTTATCATCGTCATTGTTACCTGGTGGTATTGATTTGGATAGCGAGATTTGAAAACGCTAAGCGGTAGCTCATTAGCACGCGAGAGAGCTATTCAGTTGCGGCTATTAGCGACCATTGAGCGCAAGTATGAGCGCCAGTATAGGACTGAAATAAAACGCGCTACATTAGCCTTGATTGAAGCATCAACAGGCCAAGAGGTTAACGCGGCACAAGAAACGCACCGCGAAAACATTAAGCGTATTTTAATGGGTAATTGGAACACAACATTCAATCGGTTTGGTGAGCGCATAATTAAACCGAATGAGAAATCGATATGGCGCAACCTAGAAACCAAAGACTTCATGCTTGACCCTGCAACTGCTTACAGACTTGCAAGTGAACGTTGGGCGGCTAAGTATGGCGCTGCAAGACTCACAGAGGTCGTAGGCACTACTGAAAAAGATGCTAAGGCGATTGTAAGACGAGCCACAGCCGAAGCCGTTGCAGATAACTTGGCAGAGCGTGAAGCAGGGTTATATATTCAAGCGGCCATTGCGTCAAAATCTTCATCTATCAGTCGGCTAAGGAGTAGGGTAATTGCGCGCACGGAAACACATACGGCGTCACAATCTGCATCATATGAGGCGGCGAAGGCTACTGGCATTAATGTTAAGAAACGATGGTCAGCAGCCGGACAGCAAGGGGATAGAACGCGAAAAACACACGAAGCAGCAGACGGGCAAACCGTAGGTATAGATGATTTTTTCGATGTAGGTGGCGAGGCTATGCTTTATCCAGGCGACCCAGATGGTAGCGCAGAAAACGTAATAAACTGCCGATGTATCAATTTAATCGTACCAGTAGAATAAACAAACGAATTAGTGTTATAATGCGCTAATACTTGGTCAAATTAACCAATTAATGATTTAAGGCTAGATTATGGAATACAAGCAGGTTGCTTTTAAGATGGACGAGGTGGACGAGGAAGCCAATATATTTAAAGGCTATGCGTCAACCTACGACCTAGACCGAGGTGGTGACATAATTGTGCGCGGTGCATTCGATAAGACACTTGCTGACAAATCTAGCCAAGTGAAAATACTATGGATGCACAAGCAAGACAGTCCAATCGGTAAGCCTATGATTATGCAGACCGACGATAAAGGCCTGTACATCGAAGGTAAAATCAGCGACACAACGCTAGGCCGTGATGCCAAAATACTAATGAAAGACGGCGTTATAACATCAATGAGCATAGGCTTTATGGCTAATGAGGTTGATTATAATAACGACGGCATTCGACTGATTAAAGAGCTAGAGCTTATCGAGTTCAGCCTTGTAACCTATCCAATGAACGAAAAAGCAATCATTACTCAAGTTAAAAACGCCCTCGACCCGCGTGAGCTTGAGCATATTCTGCGCGAGGCAGGGTATACAAAATCGCAAGCCGCCAAAATGGCTTGTGTCTCGATTAAGAGTCTGCGCGAGGCAGAGCTTAACGATGTAGAAACCCTTACTTTCAATTTACATAATTTTATAAAAGGCAATACATTATGAGTACTGAGATAAAAGAACTATCAACATTATTTGCAGACGCGACCGCCGAATTTAAAAAGGCCCGCGACAAGCACGATGCAGAAATCAAAGCCGCCGGTGTTGTATCTACTGAGCTAAAGACAGCGCTCGAACTTGCTGAGACTAAGCTTAACGACCAATTCGCTGCACTAGATGCCAAGCTTATCGCAATGGAAATTGAGCAAAAGCGCAAGTTTGACCTTTCACCTAAAAGCCGTAAGTCTTTAGGCGCTCAGTTTGTTGAGCACGCCCTATATACCGAAGAAGTTAAAAACGGTTATGGCTTTGGCAAGTCTGTTGAGATTAAAGACATTAGTAACCTAGCCGCTTCTGCCGGTGGCCTTGTACCTGAATTCCGCGACCCGGAAGTGTACCGCACAGTCGGTGGGATGCGTCAACTACGTGTACGTGATTTAATCCCAACTGTTCCCGCTTCAGGTAATGCTGTTGTCGTTATGCGTCAAACCACTGCGACTAATAACGCTGCCCCACAAGGCCCACAGTCAGGGACAGGCGCTAACCAAGCAATCGGTGCTGGTGAATTTGCAGCTAAAGCACAAAGCGCATATGTTTGGGAAGAGGTTACTGTACCTATTCGCACAATCGCTCACTTTGTACCCGCGTCACGCCAGATTCTTTCTGATGCACCACAGGTTCAAAGCTTGATTGATACCGAATTGTCATACGGCTTACAACTTGAGTCTGACGACCAGATCCTAAACGGTAATGGCACAGGTCAGAACCTTACAGGCATCTTAGGTGATAGCGCGATAAACGATGTTGGTCAACTTGCAAGCGGCACAACTGCTGCACAAAGACCAGCAGCAATGATTGAGCATATCCGCGCCGCTGTTACTGAGTGCCAGAAATTTGAGTACTACAATATAAACGGCCTACTGCTTAACCCTGTTGACTTCCAGACCCTTGAAACTGCTAAAGCGACTGACGGCCATTACCTGTTAGTAGCATTTGCTGCGACAAGTGGCGAGACTCCACAGATTTGGCGTGTGCCTGTAATCGTTTCAAACGCGATTGCTGTAGGTAACTTCCTTATTGGAGATTGGACGTTAGGCGCTAAGATATATCAGCGCGAAGGTGTAAGCATTCGTGTATCTGAGTCTGACGGTACCGACTTCATTAAAAACGCTGTAAAGGTTCTTGCTGAAGAGCGTATGTGTCTAGCAGTTAACAGGCCTAAAGCTTATTGCAAAGGTTCGTTTACCGTAGCATAGTAATAATGCGGGGTTAATAGCCCCGCTATTTTAAGGTATATATGACTGATTTTATTGTATACGACATAATCGAAAATTGCTTTATTGGTCGGGCCGGTTACAAAAAGACGCTTGATCCAAACTGTGAAATGACACAAAAATTACTTGACGGCGGTTACATCAAAGCGCCACAAAACAAAATGCGTAAAATTAAAACAGAGAAAAAATAATGACTGTTTTTGATAGCCGGTACTCATTAGCATTTAGCAACTCACAATCGTTTAATACTATTGCGACCAGCCCACTTGTTCCTGTCATCGGACGCACTGACTTAGCTAATTATCTCAGGCTTGATGATTCTAGCGACCCGCTGTTAAATCAAATATGCACCGCATCAACTCAGTTTATTATTAACCGGCTAAAGACTGAATTAATATCACGCGCTCGCGTAGTAACTTATCCTAATTACCCGACTATTGGCAGCAGTAGCTCACACAGCTTATCACGCTCAAGACAGCAACTAAAAACCGAAATACTACTACCTTACGCCAATGTTATCAGCGTAGAAGAGGTAAAGCTTTACGGTGTTGCAACTACAGGTTATCAGATTAAAAAAACACAACCGGCAAAAATTGAGCTTGAGGTTATTGACTTAATTGAGAACGACGAGCCTGCAATTTTGATTAACTACACAGCAGGTCTTGGCGATATTGACGACATACCGGCTGATTTAAAATTCGCGATCACTATGTTTGCGGCTTATGTTTATGACAATCGTGGGTGCTCAATGGCTGATGCGTTTATGTTAAGTGGCGCTGATGAAATGACGCGCACCTATAACACAATGCCGGTAGTTTTCTAGTGAAGTGCTGCGACATTAAAGCCGCTGATTTACGTCACAGAGTTAGCCTGCAACGTAAGCAAAATAACAGCGATGGCGTTGGCGGCTCAACAATTACATGGGTAGAGTATGCAACGCCGTGGTGCAAGATAACGCCAAAGACAGGCGGTGAAAAACTTTACTTAGGGCGATTAGACGCGCAAGGATTATCTAGCGTTGTGATGCGCTACAGGGCCGATATTGTAGCTAGTGACAAACTAGTATTTAAAGGCCAAGATTTTCAAATACGCTCAATAATCAACGTTGAAGAGCGCAACAAATATACCGAATTACTGATTGAGCGAGGCGTTACACAATGATTAATTTAAAAGTAAGCGGCTCACAAGATATATTGAAGCGCTTGCGTAAAGTGTCTAATAACGTCGATGAGATAGCGGCGGAGTCTGTTTATCTGACTGCTAACCTAATCAAAAATACAGCGGTGCAAAGCATTCAATCTGTATCAGTTGGCCAGACAGTAAGACGGCCAAAACAGGGTGGCGGTATGCGTAATCATATTGCATCTAGACCAGGCGATGCGCCTAACACTGATAACAGTGATTTAGTTAAAAGTATATCAGTCCAACCATTGCAACCTAAAAAGACTATGACCGTAGGCGTCAATGCAGAGTATGCTCAAGCGCTAGAATTTGGCACTAAAAAAATGAAAGCTAGGCCATTTATGCAGCCAGCCATTGAAGAAAACAAAGACGCGCTTGATAGGTTTTTGGCTAATAAATTGAAGGCGCTACTTGCATGAGCGTTTCTATTCAACAAGTGATTTATGATACACTTATAGAAAGTGGTGAATTAAGCCAATTATTAGCCAGTTTCACATATACTAACGGCGATGTTGTACCTTGCGTGTTTAATGATTTGCCGCAAACTGATGATGATAGTGTTTACCCATGTGTTGTAATAGATGGCGTCACAAGCAATCAAAACGATACTGATACAACAAATGGATTTGATGCAACGGTTATGATCCACACTTGGTCAATTTCACCAAGTAATGTCTTGGTATCGAATATACAAGATGTACTTTATTCGTTATTGCATCGGAAAAAAGGCGGTAACATTAGCGGTATATCATGCGAGTTAACAGAAATACTACGCGACCCTGACGGCATAAGTCGGCATGGCGTGCAACGTTTTAGAATTTTTTACGAAAAGGTGGATTGATTATGAGTGCAGGAATTGGAATAGTAGGTCGTAATGTACTAATGACTATGGCAACACAGACGCTTTTAGGTGTTCGTGTTAAAGGTTTAACTTTAAATAACGAGCGGCTGGATACTACTGACGATAGTAATGACGGCTGGGCAGAAGCATTTGCCGTAGCAGGTCGTAAAAACGTAGAGTTTAGCGTTAGCGGATTGGTTAAAAACCTTGAGCTTGTACGCGCTTACTTTGCGAGTGAGTCGCAAATATTTCCGGTGTTGCTCACTTACCCAGACGGCTCGACTATAGCCGGTGATTTCTTTTACGACTCGATGAACCCGACCGGCGAAGAAAACACGCTTGTAACATTTGACGCCTCATTTAGCTCAAGTGGCCCTGTTACGTTTACGGCGGGTACTGTTTAATGTCAGCCATTAACAAGACGCTAAAGATTAAATTCAAAGGCGTAGACCATAACATAAAAATGTCAATGGCTATTATTGACGCGGTTGAAGATGAGATGAACTTAGTCGCATTTATTAACCGTTTAAATAAAGGCGATGTGCGGCTTAGTCATGCGGCTAAATTATTTGCTATAATCTTAATACAGTCAGGCGTAAAGACCTCACAAGAAGACGTTTATACGGCTATGTTCACAGGTGAGGATGATAACGTAAAAGGCGTAATTGAGGCATGTAGCGCAATCATAAGCGCGATATTCCCTGAGTCTGAAGTTACTACGGCGGCAAAAAAAAAGCCAGTAAGAGCGACTCGCAAGCGGTAGAAGATTATGATTGGGCGATGCTATACAAAACAATAGTTGTTAAGTGTAACATTGCTCCTTCTGAATACTGGCAAATGTCACCCGCTGAATGTTGGCATATTATCGACGCAAATACGCCTGAAAAAACATACGGTAACCTTAAGCAGTCAGAGCTAGACGATATGATGGAATTTAGGCAATCACTTTTAGATCAGGGGTATGAATTAGCATGAAGCTTGGTCAACTAGAAGTTGAGATTACAGCAAACGATACAAACCTAAGACGCGGCTTAAAACGTGTTGACGGCTCAATAGCAAAGACTGCTAAAAGAGTCGGCGCACTAGCCGCAGGGTTTGCTAAGTTCGCCGCTGTTGGTGTTGCCGCCGCTAGTGCTGTGGGTATCGCACTGGTACGTAGTCAGTTACAGCAAATCGACGCACTTGCTAAAACATCCGCATTATTAAACGTCACTATTCAAGACTTACAGGGACTACGCTTTGCCGCTGAGCAATCAGGTGCAAGCGCAGGTGTTCTTGATAAAGCACTTGAGCGATTAACCAGAAACATAGGCGAAGTACAAGGTGGTACTGGTGAAGCTAAGAAGGCTTTTGATGAGCTAGGCTTGTCAGCGGTTGAACTTGCAAAGATTAGCCCGGCTGATGCGCTAGGCAAGGTCGCGACGGCTTTACAAGGCGTAGAAAGTAACTCGCAGCGCGTAAACTTTGCATATCAAATACTAGGTCGCTCAGGCACACAACTTGTAAATATGCTTGCTAATGGTGAAGAAGGCTTAAACGCATTTAAACAAGAAGCGCTTGACTTAGGATTAACGCTAGATGAAGTGGACGCGGCTAAAGTTGAAGCTGCAAACGATGCACTTAACAGAATACAAAAAGTAATACAAGGCGCTTTACAGCAAGCGACCGTTGAACTAGCACCATTTATTGAAGCGATTGCTAAAGAGTTTGCAAACGCTGCGAAAGAGTCCGGCGGCATGGGCCATGTAGTGGTCGGCGTTATGGAAGATGTGGGGCGGGCTATTAGTAAAGTGGCTAACACGTTTACAATGATAAGCAAGGCGTTTAAATACATAGAACTTGCTGCATCGACATGGTTTAAATTCGTTACTTACATAATGAAAGAAACCGCAACAGCCATTGAAGATTTGTTGTCAGGCATAATAAATTCTGTCAACGTCGTTATTTCAGCGATGAACAAGATACCAAAAATTGACATAGGGTTAATTGATCCGAATGTGTCAATTGGTGCCGATACCTTGACCCATGCTTTTGATGGTGCGAGTGAATCAGTAAACAGAATAAAGCAAGAGATTGAAGGTTTAGCCAATGCAGAGCCGCTAGGTGACAAGGTTGCAAAGTGGGCCGCGGGTGTGCGCGAAACATTAAACGAGCCTATTGTTGTAACGCCAGGTGCAGAGCTTAACGAAGAAGGCGGTCCAGATAGAACAGGCGTAAATGATGCTTCACTTGAACAGCTTAGGCAGTTGGGCAAGAGCAAACTGCAATTAATTCAAGAACAAGAAGATGAACGCCTTGCGCTATTATCTGCTTTAAATACAGAAGAACTAGAGTTGATTGGTGGATTTGAAGCGGCTAAAAAAGCAATACAAGGCGATGCTAACGAGCAGCGATTATTAGAAACACAAGTTGACCAAGCCGGGCTTGAAGATTTAATCGCATTAGGTGAGTCAGAGCTTGAAATAATTCAAAAGCAAGAGACAGCACGACTTGAACTACTTAAATCTATGAGCGATTTAGAGCTTGAGCAGGTCGGTGGCTTTGAAGCGGCCAAGACTGCTATAGAAAAAGACGCTGCAAAAGAAAGAGAAGAAATAGCGTTTGCAGAACAGCAAGCAAAGCTAAGAGCGGTCGGTGATGCATTTAATAACCTTGCAAGTTTGATGAACACAGGTAGTCGTAAGCTATTTAAAATTGGTAAAATGGCAGCTAAGGCCGGCGCTATTGTCAATGGATTTGCTGCGGTACAGGGCGCTATTAAAGTGGGTAACGATATAGGTGGCCCAATAGTTGGCGCTGCATTTGGCGCTGCTGCTGCTGTTCAAACGGCGGTACAGATTAGACAAATTAATCAATCACAATTTGGTGGTGCAGGAGGTGGCGCAGGTACGTTTAGCGGTGGACAACCTGCAGTAAGAACGCAAGACGCAACGCCTGCGCCACCTTCGCGTAATGTTAGTATAAACTTGCAAGGTCAAAACTTTAGCGCTGAACAGGTGCGTGGCTTGATAGGTCAGATTAACGAGCAGATTGGTGATGGTGTTCCTGTTATGATTGGCGCGGGTTAATGCTATAATAACCTAACTTAACAAATTAAGGGCTTAAAATGCCAAACCTAGTTGATGAAATTGTATTAAATGGCGTCCCACCGGCGGGGACTGTTACACCTGTCAATATACCTAGCATTGCAGTACCAAACGCATTAAATAGAGTATCGTCGGGTTCAATTGCGGTTCCTATTACTTTAGCGCCAGAAAGTTTCGTGCCAATTAATGTGCCTAGAGTATTCACAGGTGTTGCAGTTGCAGGCATTGCAGTACCGATTACACTAACGCCTGAGTCAGCTAGTGAAATAGCAGTGCCTAGAAATTTGACAAGAGTAGCTGCTGGCTCTATTGCGGTGCCTGTTGTAATAGGTGCCATTGCCAAGCCAAGCATTCCAAACGTAGAGCCTTTGTAGATGAGCGTTTTAATCGTTGACAATGTTGTCTTAGATGGGCTACCTGCTGCGGGGACTATCAACTCAGAGCCGGGTAAAGATATTGCGCCGCCTAAAAACTTAGCGCGTGTTGCCAGCGGTGGTCTTGCTAATGCTAAAGTTTTAACACCTGAACAGTTTAACGATATTGCAGCACCTAGAGACTTAGCGCGTGTTGCATCGGCTAACATTGCAGCGCCTAATGTATTAAACCCTAAAGACCCGCTTGCACCACCTTACCCGCTATCACATGCACGTATTTTATACGACAACCTATTTAATAACGCCATTGTCTCAAACTCGGCAGCGCAAGGAATTGCAAACTCAAACACGTATGAAAGGTGGCGCTTAACTAACTCAATTGAAAGTATAACAATCAGCGCAAATTCAAATAAAACAATCAACGCGATTTGTTTAGGTGCTCACAATTTGGGTGCGGTTAATGGTACGGTTACAATTCAAACTAGTAGCAGCACAAGCGCATCATTTGTAACTAGGGCGACTATAACACCCACTACAAACAACGCGATTATGGTGCTATTAACGAGCAATCTAGTGGTAAGGCGCATACGATTGACTGTTAACAGTTTAACCGCTGAAATTGGCGTGTTATATGCAGGTCTTGCGCTTGTAATGCCGCGTCCGATATTCGGCGGCCATGCTCCTATAACCTTGCAAAACAAGGTTAATTACATTGACAGTGCGAGCGAGAACGGACAATGGCTAGGCCGCACAATTACAAGGCGCGGGTATGCGACATCATATACTTGGTCATTTATTACTGACGCCTGGTATAGGCTAAACTTCTCGCCGTTTGTTGAAAGCACTAATCTTTATCCATTCTTTATAGCGTGGCGTCCAGACCTATATGCTAATGAAGTTGCATATGCTTGGCGTACCGATGATGTAACGCCGACTAACCGCGGTGGCGCAACTCGATATATTGACTTTGATTTGTCTGTATTGGGGTACTCTGACAAATGAGCGAACCATTTAGTAAGGAAAAGATTTACATTGTTGAGATTGATGTGCCTTCTTGCTCGCTTGTTTATGGACAAGGAGCTTGCACAGCCAACGGCACAGGTGATGCAAAGTGCTTTAATACATTAGCAAGTTGCCAAGTTTTAGGCGCTTACAATGAGGTCAGCAAGACCTACCGCTATTGTGAGCAGTTAAGCCCGCATCCGGTAGGGCTTGAAGCAGTACCAAACTTAAGCAGTGTTAGCATTAGCCCGGCACAAATTCAGCTTGACGGTGGCTTAGGTGTTCGCTCTAATTTATCGTTAACATTTAACGACCATCCATCAAGTGATTTAGACACAGACCCGTATGTTATGGGCCGCACGTATGATCCATATTTGCGTGGCACATACTGGGGAAAGTTTCGCGCGCGTAATCCTTTTTATAAAAGCTCACCCACTAGGTTAATCAGCGCTTACTTAAAAGATGGCGCGGTTGATTTAGCCAATGCAGACACTTACCATTTTGTACTTGAGACTTTAGACGTTAGCGCGGGCAGTGCGAGCATGGTTGCAAAAGACCCGCTTAAACTTGCTGATAATAAGCGCGCACAAGCGCCTAAAGTAAGCACAGGCGAGATTGTATCCGCAATTGATGCAAGTGCTACGACTATCAATTTAAAGCCCACAGGCGTAGGGAATGAAGAATATCCGGCAGAAGGTATTATTCGCGTAGCTAGTGAGGTGATGAGCTTTACTAGGGATGCGGACGAATTAACAATTGTTCGCGCTCAATTTAACACTACTGCAATAGGTCATAGTGAAGGCGATAAGGTGCAATTGTGTCTGCAATATTTAGACAGATTAGATACTATACTCGCCGATTTACTCGTTAATTATGCAGATGTTGACAGCGGTTTTATTCCGACTTTATTTTGGCAATCAGAGGTCAATGATAATTTAGGCGGGTTAA